TCTATTGTGTATTTAAGAGCTTCCCATTCACCTCTTTGCATCACTACTGGAATTAACTCTTGTTGAGCATCAATCTCAGCAAATTTTTTAGTTAAATATTCAGCCATTGCTTCTTGCTCATGCTTACTTCTTTTGGGCTTTTTTGTCATATAAGCTGAATTAAAGGCTTTTTGTTCTCAATATGGTCTAAAGCTGCTTGCCAAGCTTGAGTCCATAGATTAAGAGCTGTAGATCCTTCATAAAAGAAATCAGGATAAACAGCAAAAAATGCTTCTTCACAATCATCTGATGGAACTTTCACGTTTCCAGCAAAAGGTATATCTTCACTTGTCATTATCTTTTCCGATTAAATACCAAATAATAAAGGCGAAGCCAATCATTACGATTGCATTGAAAATCATGGCCTCGTCATTACTCATTACATTTTTTTCTTTTTAATGCCTTCAGCTCTACGAAGATCATGAGAATGTAGTTTTTTTCCTACAGACTTAGGAACTTCTCCAGCTTTTTCAGCTACTTTTGCTGCTACTTTACGAGTAACAATTCTGCCATTAGAAAGCTCAAATTCATGCTTTGCGCCTTTGGCAGCTTTACCAGCCATCTTTTTAAGCTCATCATGGCTGTAAGCTTTTGACTTAGCCACAATAACTTTTCCAGACTTTTCTTTAATGGCTGGTTCTTTTACTGTTAGTTTTTTAGTTGCCATTATTTAATCCTAAAAATTTTATTAAGTTTAAGAGTACCTTCATACTCAATTTTGCCTTGAGCATCTAAAGAACGCAATGGAAGCTCTTGAAAGTATTTCCATTTGTCTTTGTATGACTGAATCTCAGATGGAGGAACCCATCCAGCTTTTCTCCAGCGCAAAGTAATGTCAGTACCACTTGCAGTCCAAATATGTTCGTTCATACGGCCTCCTTAAAAAACTCTGATTGATCCAGGTGGGCAAGAATAGCCTGAATAAACAAATACAGCTCCAGCAGGGGTTTTACAAGTAATTACTTGTTGTTGACCATAAGCTGAAATTGCAATCAAAAACAATAAAGCGCAAATTATTTTTTTCATGATTTCTCCTAGAACGGAATATCGGACTCAAGATCAGCCAAGTTAGCTGGTTTAGCGTTACCTTCTGTTTTTTCCTCTGGAACATTGAGATAAGCCCAGAACGAACCTTCTTTAAGGCCCAAAAGAGGAATCATTTCCAGCTTTAACATCAGATCGCCTTTTTTAGTTTCAGTCACAATTCCAACTGTAGCATATCGTTTTTTGCTTGTGCCATCTTGAGCTACATACTCTGAAACTGGAGCTTTTACATACCATTTAATAGCCATTTAATTTCCCTTCATCAAATTTACTTCCACTTCTACTTCACTCAAAAACTGCTTAATTTCTGCTTCCATAAACAATATGAACTCAGGATCTCTGGGTACATTTACGATCAATAGCTGGCTACGATCAGGCATCCTTGGATCAAAACTAATAAAGTCGCACCAATCCCTACCAGTTACAGCCATTTGCGCTTGCATTTGGATAACATATTTGTTAGGTGCTTTTTTAGCTTTGAAATATTCCCAATGAGTTGCGCTATTAGGACACTTAATTTCCACAAGCCCCCTGTCAGACACAAGCCCATCAGGGCTACAACCAAACCAAGCAATACTAGGATGGTCAACGAAAGCGACTTGATCGACAAAATTATTGGTATTGACTTCATAAGCTACCCTTGCTTGAGGTTCTGTTTGAGTACCCCATTCCATTGCTGCATTGGAGTAAGATTCTTGAATGATGCCTGTAGTACGCTGTAAGGCTAATTCAATAAGGTAATTCTGTCTAGAAGCGGATAGCCCTGTTTTAGTCCTAGCCAATATGTCGGCTACTCTAGAAGCCGTAACTTTGCCTAATCTAAGCTGATGCCACTCTGGAGTGCCTTGTTCTACGGCAATCCTATCCTCAGTTGTAAAAGTGGTCATATTCCACCTAATCTAATTGCTAATCGGATAACTGCCATCAAAATAACTGAGGCAATAACTAATGTTGCTATGGCTACTTTGTCGGCCCAGGTCATAACAAATTCCATCCAGCCATAAATAGGTTAAATAAAAACTTTGCAATAAATCCAAACAAAAATATTGCAAAAAGACCTCCTATAAAGCTAATAACTCCACCAATAAGCCCAAGTATTATTTTCATGATTGCAACGCCATTAAAGTGCCTTTTTGCAAATCTTTAGCATTAGCAATCTTTTCTACTGCGGATTTATCTTTGTTAAGAGCTGCATAAGCTTTGCCATATATGGCTTTAAGTTCATCAATATTGGTGCAATTCATAATGGAATCTACCCATAATTGAGTTTCTGCGATCAAATCTACAGTTTCTTCTTCTGGCAAATCTTCACCAGAATAGATATACAAAGCCAAACCATGAAGGGCTATAGCTTTAACCAGGCATCGTTGCATTGCTGTATTTACTGCCATTGCATCAGGATTAGCAATAGCTTTGTTTTGATTATTAATGACAGGCATTTGAGCTGTCATAGTTTTGCCAAAAGCGGTTACTGAGCAAAAAACCATCAAAGTTTCAGCAAAGTAAATTGGATCTCCATAAGTCCATGTAGCTGTTGGGTCTTGCTGGAGAAGCTGATCAACGGCCCATGACCAGCTTAGATATGTAAATTTACCTTTCTTTTCGGTATGCTCATTTACGTTGATTTTGCGTAGTTCTAAAAATTTAGTCATCACTTTTCCTTAGTCGTTAATTTCAAATTCAGCTACTTCTTTGGCATGGCCTTCCATGTATTCACAAGCCATTGAAATTAGTTTTCTACCTAATTGCTCATAATCACCTGTATCAATCGCATCTTGAAGGGCTTGAGAATCATCAACTCCCATTTCACTTAAAGCTTCAGAAATAGCTCCTGAAGTTCTATAGTCAAATTTGCCACCAACTTTTAAGAGTTGCCAAGTGCGTTCCTCAATTTCATCAGAACGATCATCGTAATCTTCTGGTTCGTAGTAGGCATCAGCTCTGTTTATTCCCATGATTAAGCTCCAAAAGCGAACATTGCGCCTAAAAGAATACCTAAAAGAATTACTCCTACCCATTCAATAATTTTGGTTTTCATTTTTGAGCTTTCAATGTTTTTAAAGCCTGGTTATAAACCGATGATGAAGAAACTCCATAAAACTTAAAACTTGTTGGAATTTGTCCAAGTTGATTTTTTAAACCATTTAAGTTAAGAATTTCACTAACCCAAAAATTGTTTTGCTCAAATACTTTAATTGCTGTTTTCATTTTTATTTCCCTTCATCATTTGTTAAACTGGATTCAGTATAGACCAAAATATAGGTTTGCAATAGGTTTTTTCAATTATTTTTATAGGGGGATTCCCTAATGCTCGCATTTTCCTATATTTTTGCTATATGATAGAGAAAAAGGAGCAATACATGAACCCATCAGATTTATTAAAGATTGAATTTGGAAGCCTGATCAACCTGGCTGAAAAGCTTGGAATTAAGCCCCAGACAATCTATTTATGGAACTCTACCAAGGTTCCATTCAAATATTTACGACAAATTGAGGAGCTTTCAGAGCTGCGTTTAACAAGAGAAATGTTAAGACCTGATCTTTTTAAGAAGGGCTAAGAATGACTACTTATTGGGAAAAATTAAAAGACCCCAGATGGCAAAAAATGCGACTTAAAGCAATGGAAAAAGCTGATTTTTGCTGTGAAAGATGTGGAGATGTTGAAGCTACTTTAAATGTTCATCACAAAGAATATTTAAAAGGTCGTGAACCTTGGGAATATCACGAAAAGCAACTTGCAGTTCTTTGCGAAAATTGTCATGAATATTTACATTCTAGGGAAGATTTTTTAAAGAAAGTTTGCTCTTATTTGCACGTTGATGGGCCAAACAGTAGAGATGAAATTGCTTGGTTTCTTGGCGGTTTAATTGGAATTCCTTACGCAATAATGCTGGAATGGGCTGATGCTGAAGATTGCCAATACTTTCAATCTGTTTATGAAAATGGCAAAAATTATGAAAGCTGATATTTGGATGCCTTTATACATAGGCGATTACTTGGCTGATACAGCCAGGCTTTCTACTGAGCAACATGGGGCTTATT